GAGCTTTACACTTCTTCTTACCGAAAAAAACTTCTAGCATTCCCATTATTAATATTTAATATATAGAATAGAAAAAAAAATTTTTTAAATTACAATTTTAATAAATTTAGAAATTATATTTTCTTTTATTTCTTTATCAGTTAAAAAAGAAATAATTTTATCCTTATCACATTTTGTTTTAATAAATTCATCGGGGATAGCGTAATCAAATTCTGTAAATATCTTTCGAGATATCGTATAATCAAAATTATTACAATTTTTATTTAACACCTTGAGGACTTCTTCGATGCATTTATGTTTTTGGATAAGATTAAAAGATGTAATTGGTCCTATCTGCGGTATTGGTTCAGTATAATCACATCCCGCGAGTATACAGAGGTCTACAAAAGATTTCATATCCATACCAAACTTAGACAATATAATTTCAGTGTCTATCTCCGTGATATATCGAGATATGCCTGTTTTAAGAATTTTTTTGCATCCAAATGTTGTAGCATCGGTGTCATCTGTTATAGTATAATCAACGAGTCCGTTTTTTTGTAAAAATGCGCAATATTTTTCGGCATCTTCGGGGGCTGTACAATAAGGTATCCCAGACATCTCAAGAAATTGTTTGCATTCTTCTATATCTTTTTTTTTAATTACTATCAATTGAGACGATATTTTTTCTATTTCATTTTTTATAATTTTTTCCTCTTCGGTAGTCTCGGGAACTTTTGCTCTTAATTCTTCGATGCGGGTATACATCTTTTCTTTATGCACCTGTCGCTTTACGAGTACATTTTTTTTTGCGTCAGGAGGAACGCCGTCGAATATAAAAACTGGGAGTATCCCATTCATAAAATAATACTTAATTCTGTTTGCTATACCAATAATATGTGAATTAGGTGTACGAGAAGCATATTTGAATTTATAAAGCAAAATACTAAAGTCGATTGCCACTTTAGAACCTTTATAGAAAATAATTTCTTTCTCTGAAATAGCATCAGGGGCATACTTTTTGATAAGATTATTTAGACCTCTGATTCCCATTTTGGAACTTAAATTAGTATAAATCGATTTTTTAAATTGAAATATTTTCTGTAAAATTAAACATCTCGTATAACAAGTTCTAGAGGAATACATCTATCATCTAAATCCGAGTCCTCAGACTCCCTTAAATCAAGAACTCTCTTAATAGGTTTAGGAGGTTTATATTTTGGATGATTTTTAATGTCATTCTCGCGATAATACTCTACATCTTTCCAGAATTTTTCGAGTATGGACAAATTTTTGTTTAACCATTCATAATCAATTTTAACCCTTACCACATTCATAATATCGGGGGGCTTGTATTCTATAAAATCGGCTTCTTCGATATTACAAATAAACATATTTAATTGAACCTGCGGATAATAATACTCTGGAATATATCCAAATTTAATTGCTCTTTTATAGGGACATTTTACCTCAAGTAAAATAGGCTTATTCAACCTATCTTTAGATATTGAAATACCATCCGGAGAACCAGCAAGCCAGTAATAATCTTTACTGTTATGAACATCTTCATGGGCGAGGAGGCCAAACTCAAAATTATCCTGTCCTGTAAGTTTACAGTACTTCTCAATAGCCTCATCTTCATATTTTTGGCCGTGAAGTGTTGCAACATTGCCTACGAAAGGTTTTGGATCATAACCGCATTTTTTAAAAAGAACTTCGTGGGGTTTTTGATAAGGGTTGAGACCAAGTACTGTACCGGCATCTGAGCTCGTTAGTTTCCCTTCTCTTTGTTTGAACCAGGCATCAGAACGTTGTTCGTGCTGTGGTATAGATTTCAATTTATATATCTTATCCATGTTATATAAATTATGATCTATCACTTTAAATAATATTAATTGTATTATTTTAACTTTTTAACAGTAACACTAACCGCATTTTTCTTTCTTAATTTTTTAGGATCTTCATCGGCAAATTCTTTCGTTTTGTCTTTATCATATTTTTTATTACAATATTCCCATAATTCCTTTGAACCTATTCTAAATTTTCTATTCGGTTTTGCTCGATACCAATAAACACAGTCTTGTATATTGTTACTCTTGGATGTATTGTCCAACACGAGACAATCATAACCTTCTGTACACGCATTTAAAACATCTTGGAAAACGCTAAATTGAGGAAAAATACCAAAAAAATTCTTATAAAGTTTTTCTTGATTTTGAATAATATTTTCTCGTAAAATAAAAACATAATCTATATTTGCTCGAAGATCCGGGGGCAAGTCCATACAATATTGCATAGTTAACATAAATGTTATTCTCCAATGTCTACCATTCATAAATATACCTCGAATATTTGTATCTCTAATCATACGCTTATCGTACATACAATCATCTAAAAGTAAAAAAACGTCATTATCTTTCTTTGTATCTTTTCCATTTATAGTCTTTTTTTGTCGAGTGATTACCTGTTGAACAACTTCGGGTTTGTATTCTGAATGTATAAGTAGATCTGGTATAAAACTTGAATAAAAAGCGTTACCATCCTCTGTGGCGGATATAGCAACACCTGCCTTAATTTTACGCATGTGATATAAAACATCGGCGACTAGTGTACTTTTTCCCGTTCCTCTTTTTCCTATAAATACGCATGTGGCTGGCCCCGATCCACTTGTACGTCTTTCTTCGATTTTCTTTGGATTAAACTTTTCTAGGCTAATCGACATGTATACTTTATAAAATTATTTTATTATTTAATTTAGTCCCAGTAATTTTCTTTTAATAATGTATCACTTTCTAATGTCATATACGAATAAAATATGCTTGAGAGTAATCCTAATATGAAAGAAATTAAAATTTTACCGAATGTTCCAATATCTCTATCTTCTGATTCAACATAATTAATTCCGGTAAATGTTATACCCATCATAAGTAAGATTATCAATATTATAGTTAAATCGACTCTATAAAATTCTAAAAATGTCATTTATTACAATTTAATGTAATGAAATATAATTATTATATTTATTCAACTTAAAAATAAAATAAATACATTCCATATATAATGGGGGTCACTGTTAAATTCAATTCTACTCTTAAAAATCTGTTTAGTATGGATTTCGGAGAAATAATAGTATTTATTAAGTTTGGAACCGATTGGTGTATACCATGTCAGGAACTCGATAAAATTGTTGTAAATATTCCAAATAGTGTAGTGTATCATGTAAACCTTGATGATGATGAATTTGAAAATGCAATGGAGGAATACAATTTCAAAACTATACCGTATACAATTATCAAGTATAAAAACGAAACGCGAAATTTTGCCGGCGTCATAACTACAGAACAGATAAATAAACTGATCGATGATATAAAAAATTAATTATTTGTTTGCAATATCAAAAATTACAAAAAATTATCCGGTTTAAAAAATTATTATATATTTAGACCAGATAGTTTGACATGGCGGAAAAATTCAAAAAGTACACTCAGGTCGAACACATTTTAGCACGACCTGGTATGTATGTTGGCGATATAAAATGTGTAAACTCTGAAGCATGGAAAATAGAAGATGAAAAATTGGTACATTCTACTTGTAATTATAACCCCGGGATATATAAACTTTTCGATGAAATTATTACCAATGCATCAGACGAAGTCGAAAGAAACCCCAATGTTAAAAATATCAGGGTTGAAATATCACAGGAACAAATTAGTGTCTTTAATGATTCCGGTATTCCAATTGAGATGCATCCAGAATACAATGTCTACATCCCAGAACTTATCTTTGGAAATTTGCTAACCTCTACAAATTTTGATGATGCACAAAAAAGAACCACCGGAGGTCTCAATGGTCTGGGAGCAAAACTTGTAAATGTATTTTCGACAGAATTTACAATCGAGACATCACACTCTGGTAAAAAATATATGCAGACCTTCCAGTGTAATATGTCTAAAAAGAATAAACCAGTGATAACCAACACAAAAAAAGATGATTACACCAAGATATCATTTAAACCTGATTATGCCCGCTTTGGCATCTCGCAAATGTCTCACGATACAATTTGCATATTAACTAAGCGGGTGTATGACATCTGTGCAATTACACCGAACAATGTAACCGTCCAGCTCAATGGAAAAAAATTGAATATCAAAAATTTTTCCGATTACATTTCAATGTACATTGGAGACAAAAAGACTGTACCTAGAATAATAAGTGAACAAAATAGATGGCAGGTGGCCTTTAGCCCAAGCAACGAATTCAAGTGCATTTCCTTTGTAAACGGAATTTCGACTACAGACGGAGGAACTCATGTAGAACACGTAATGTTTCCACTTGTTAAAAAACTGACAGAAATTATTCAAGAAAAACACAAGAATGTTACTATCAAACCAAATTACATCAGGGAAAACATTTTCGTATTTATCAATTGTAAAATTGAAAATCCTATATTCTCATCTCAAACGAAGGAGAAAAATATAACCAAAGCATCAGACTTTGGTAGCAAATTTAATTTGACGGATGAGATAGTTAAAAGTGTTCTAAAGCTTGGTATTATCGATAGCATTCTTGCTCTTGCGGAAGCCAAGGAAAAGAAAAATATTTCGAAAACAGATGGAAAGAAAACTAATAGGGTCATCATTCCAAAACTAGATGACGCAAATAAGGCAGGAACAAAAGAATCTAAGATGTGTACTATTATCTTTACAGAGGGAGACTCGGCAAAGACAACGGCTATATCTGGTCTTTCAGTGGTCGGCCGCGACTATTATGGAGCTTTCCCCCTCAAGGGTAAGATGCTTAATACGAGAACGGCAACTTATTCGCAGATGGCGGGAAATGCTGAAATAAACAATATCAAACAGATTCTTGGTCTACAAACAGGTAAAAAATATAAATCGTCTTCAGAACTAAGATATGGTAAAATTCTTATTATGACCGACGCGGATACAGACGGATTTCACATTAAAAGTCTACTTGTTAACTTTATAAGTCATGGTTGGCCAGAACTTCTCAAGGAAGACTTCATAAGTTCTTTGGTAACACCTGTAATCAAACTAACAAAAAGAAATCAGGTAATTCCTTTTTACAACCTGAATGACTACAAAGAATGGAAGAAGACAAATGATGTCACAAATTTCAAAGTAAAATATTATAAGGGTCTTGGTACAAGCACTCAACAGGAGGCAAAGGAATACTTTAAATCTATGAAAACTCTAGATTATAAAATTGACACGGTAGAAGACTCAAAGTCTTTAATATTGGCCTTTACAAAGACCGAGGCCGACGCACGTAAAAAATGGATATTAGAAAGTATTAAGTGCCCAAAAACAATCGATTACAATGTAAAGGACGTTTCGGTAAAAGATCTCATCAACAAAGAACTCGTACTATTTTCTATTAGTGATAATATTCGAAGTATCCCGAGTCTTGTCGATGGAATGAAACCTTCCCAGAGAAAAATTATATATGCATGCATCAAAAGAAACTTGTATTCAGAAATCAAAGTTTCTCAATTGTCTGGATATGTATCAGAAAAGACCAATTATCATCATGGCGAAAATAGCTTAATGGATACTATAATTTCTCTTTCGCAAAATTTCGTGGGTTCTAACAACATTAATTTACTCGAGCCAGTTGGACAGTTTGGGACACGGCTACTTGGGGGCAAAGACGCATCAAGCCCGAGGTATATCTTCACGCATCTATCCAAAGAATTCAAAAAACTTTTCAACGAAGACGATAACGCTATATTAAACTATCTAGAAGAAGACGGAGACTCGATTGAGCCGTCATTTTATGTCCCCACGCTGCCTCTACTTCTTATTAATGGAGCATGTGGTATCGGAACAGGGTTCTCATGCGATGTTCCATGTTTCAACCCGGAAGACATTAAGAAAAGACTGATGGACCTCGTGATTGACGAAGACGCGGATATTCCGGAAATGGTACCATGGTACAAAGGTTTTACTGGAACTATTATAAAGACAGACACTAATAAATGGGTAACCAAGGGAAGATATACTGTAAAGGGTAACATTATAAATGTAACTGAACTCCCAATTGGAACATGGACCGACGATTATAAAACATTTCTAGATAAACTAGAAACCGATGGAATCATTTTCAGTTATAAAAATGAATCTACGGAAACAATTATAAATTTTACCATCAAATGTCCTCTAGAAAATGTTATAGAATGGACCCAAAACAATGAAGTTCTAAAGAAACTAAAATTGGTTTCACATCTATCAGCGAACAACATGCATGTATTCAATGAGAAAAATGAAATAGTTAAAATGGAATCGCCCGAAGAAATAATATTCCACTTTTGGAGAATCAGGAACGATTATTATATTAAGAGACAGCAATACATTTGCAACAAACTAAGCGATGAACTGATTATATTAAATGCCAAGATAAGTTTTGTTAATGACATCATCGACGAGAAGATAATAGTTTTCAAACAAAAACTAAGTTCAATCATCTCTCAATTAGAAATGGGTAAATATCCAAAAATTTCAAATTCATATGATTACCTTATAGGTATGAAAATTCATTCATTTTCAAGTGATACAATTGAAACACTTACTAAAACACGTGACAAACTAAACCAAGAATATATAACGTATAAAAATTATTCCCTGATGAATTTGTGGCAAAATGATATGTATTAAAATTTAAAAAAAAAATATTTTATTATATTAAATTAAATTAAATTAAATGAGAACTATTATTTATGCTGTTATATTGGCAATCGTCTCGTGGATGATTTTCGGTAGTATGAACGAACTAACTTCGGCTCACGATGAAGGCGGTTGCTGCGGCAAGAACGAGTGCGGTAGAAGCGCATTCACTAATTTGATATGGTGGGCTAATCTATTGATTGCGATTATCGCTACAGTTGTCGCTCTTTACGGCGGTGCCAAAATGACACCCCAGGGACGTGCTCTCCCCTCTATCCCCTTCCTCCCAGTTTAATATAACAGGCGCATGATCGCTTGATAGAGGTACTCCTTCATTATTTTCACCAATATATTTTAAACACATACTGGAACCATGATTAATATTCTTAGTAAAGAAATAATCAAGTCTCCAACCTTTGTTTCTATTTCTTGACCTCGCCATCCCGTTTTCCTTTACCTGCCGAGGATCCCACCAAGTATAAACAGTGTCACATTTCATTGTATCAATGAAATTTATACTTTTTATATCTTCGATAAATTTAAGTTCATGCGGATACGTACCAGGTCCCGGTATACATTTGGTCTGATCAAAGTGTGTCTCTAATGCTGCGTTAAGATCTCCACATAATATTACCTTACCCGTGGTTTTACTTAAAAAATTATATAATTTATCGTTGAATTTAATCTTATTCTCATAATTTGTTCCGGAGTTTGGAGCATATACTGTTATTAACGTTACATCATCAAATTTCATAATTATAATACGACCTTCAAGGTCTTCATATCCAGGGATTTGTGTTTCAAAAACACAAGAGATGTGCATTTTATAAAATATACAAGTGCCTGAATATCTATCTGATGCCCTTGCCCCGTCTAATTTAGATTCATTAAAATACATTTTGTATCCGGGAATATCTATTATACAAGACTTAGAAATTGAACATCGAGTTTCCTGTAGACAAATTATATCTGGTTCATGTTTAAGAAGCGAATGTATAGCACTACCGTCAAGTGGTTGAAGTTTGTCATTTTTCTTAAGTTTGCTTGAAATTAAGTCATTAAAAATACGAGAGCGAATGCCATTAACATTCCAAGTCACCACTTTCATCGAATTACTATAAAGTAATCTATTATATCTTAATATTATTAAGATAGGTAATTTCTTGTAATTAATTCATTACTCTGTAAGAATAAATTTTTATCGTCGACATTATCTGTAAACATAATTGGTCTCTGATCTTTTGTATTCCAAAGTTTAATTATAAAGTTATAAGCATCCTGCCAGACTCCACAATCATGTGTAAAAATACATATACAGTGACAATTAGTCTTAAGAATATCCCCAATGTCGCCTATACATTTCAATATGTTCATATACGCAGTAAGGGGCAAATCGTTATCCTTAGATGTTTCTAGATTTATATATAATTTATAAATGTCCTTGGTACCACGAATAGTTTCCCACGTATTTTTGAAATAAAGTAGAAATTCATCAAAGCCCTCAGAGTTATAACCCTCCTCAGACGTTAAATTTATTGTAAACATTTCAGATGTCTTATTTAAAATTATGCTGATATTGTCCCTTTTAAGAATATATATTTCTTTATTCATTATATTATAATATAATATAATGGATATATTTTATCCTTTTTTTGATGCGAGAAATTACGTTTTTAAATGATTATTAAGATCTTAATATTATATTGTGTTGTATTGTTATTTGTACTCTTAATTTAATGGTATCAATTGAAAGTATATGGAATGACATTGAAGAACTTACAAATGAAAATGAAAATGAAAAAGAAAAAGAAAACGCATCATGCATATGTTCTCATTCAAACTTACAAATTGATCACAAGCACGGTAATCAAATATGTTTAGACTGTGGGGATATAGTTGTTACTAGAATTTTTGATACTTGCGAGTGGAACAATTATAAACAAGATGATGGGTCTGTATCAAGTGGAAATCAACGAGGAGATGCATATACATCCGATAACCCTTACGACAAGGGGGGGTCAATACCAGGCATAAACAAAAATTCATTCATGATGAGGATGCATTATCAGCAGACATTTAGTCATAAACAAAAGACCTATTGGCTTATATCTGAAAAATTTCAAAATTATTGCTGTCAGCTCAATATTCATCAGTCTGTTTTGCCTATTGTAAAGGATATGTGGCATAAATGCATGGAATCTGGTAAACTTACACGGGCTTCTGTTAGGAACGGACTCATAGCGTCATGTCTTTATTATGCATGCATATTTAAAAATTTACCAGCAGATAGACAATCTATTATAGACATAGCAGAGGGAACACAAAAGGGATTTCTTAAAGGCGAAAAAATATTTCTTGAGATAATGACAGATGTGTCCATTTATAATCATCTTGGAAAAGAAAAAATAAATATAATAGAAAACGATTCATTTGTCAAATATGTAAATAGATTAGATTTACCTTTTAGAATGTGTGATATATGTAACAACTATTACACAATGTATAAAGATAAACTAGATTCGGTTACTCCTAAATCGGCTACCGCCGGAATTCTACTCTATGTAATTAACAAGATTTTGAAACTTAAAACACCTAGTAAATCGACGGTGTCGAGAGAAACCGGAGTATGTATCCCTACGATAAATAAAGTAGTGGCAATTTTAGAAAAGATTTAGAAAAATAAATTATATATTATAAATTACATTACAATACATTAAATTACATGATGTTACTTTACACCGGATTTAATATGCTATTTGGGAATTCTATAATATCTAAACATACACCAAGGTGTAATATATATTGCGAGGAAGATTTAAATCTTTCATTAACTCCTCCTTCGGGAGGAGAATTAAAACTTTTAACTAATTTAAATGCAGAAAGTTGGTCTTATAATTGGATAATGATGATATCATCCGATAATACAGGTGAATATGATGAACACTATTACATGGATCTGTTTAATATGAGGGGATTAGCGAATATGTACACATCTGAAAAATACTTCTACATGGGATTTTTCCCTGATGGTAAATTTTGTAACAATGGTCCTAAGTATATAGGTCTATTTGAATTAGATTACATTAATAGAGTTCTTGATACGAAAATAATAGTAGAAAATCCTCATTACATCGATGACGATTCTACCTTTCATAAATTCAGAGACGCGGTTAAAAAAATAAGTGTTGAGTCGAAAGTAACGCTCAATTATATGGGGCTAAATAGACCGGGACAAATAAGATTTTATTATTTATGGAATTTAAATTAAAATATAACATTAATGGTAAATATGGGAGAAGTTACAAATATAAATATTGATTTATACGAGTTTTATATAGAACGGATGGGCAATAGCACAATAAAACATGGTGCCCAAGAATTCTATATCTTACTTAGAATAGCATTAGCATGCGATGTTGTACATGATTTTTTAGAACCACGTGGTAAACTCGGCGTTGATTTATGGCTAAAATACTTAGGGGCAAATAAAGAGAACTTTGTTACATATAAAAAAAACTTTCTTGCTATTAATGCCAATAGAGTAATCAGTGATTGTGTCCATTGTGATTTACTCGATAGAATTTTAAGAGACTGGTTTGAGGTAAAAGGTTCTAATGGACTTGAAAACATAATCAGTTTGTTTGATAGTGAAAAAACAGCAAAGGAAACTATAGATAAAATACATGTTATTTTAGGAATACAAGAGCAAAACACCATGGACACAATGGTCAGGGCAAATAAATGTAGTAATTTTAGCGTTTTAGATCTTATGAAAGCTTTTACATATTCAAAACCTGGTACAAAAAGAAAATCTTCATTTACCCAGTATAATTTAACCGTAGACACAACTAGTGATAAGACTAACTTAACTCCATTTCTATCTGAACTTATGAACCGTTCGTATAAAACAAAAAATCTTTGTCTTAATTTAAGCGATAGAATAAAAGTTATTAATACTTATGCAACAGATTATGACGCATCTAATGAAAATGCATTATCTAAAGTTTTTAAAAGTTTGGAACTCGCTGAAAAATACGAAAATACATTAGTTTTTAATATAACTTGTTCAAATTATACTGTGTTTAAAGGATACTTAGGAGATGAACGTGGAACTATTAGATTGAAAATAAAACAGTATTTCAATCAAATATTTACAAATAATTTTGTAAGTTCGCTGAATGGTTCAGATAGTGTCAACGCTATTACAGAACGAATGCTTATGTCTTATAATGCAAAAACTGACGCTCAAGAACTGCTTAATTTAACAATTTTAAAAACAATGGGAGACTTCTTGCAGATAATGACTCATTTAGGTCTTAAAAAATCGCAACCCGATGCTGTTAATATATTTATCTCGTTTGATATAATCTGTGCTAAGATAGCAGGAATGTTTGATCATGCCGTATTTTACGAAAAAAAGTTTACATCAGAACAAGATAAACTTTCAGGGGGGTTATATACATTTTACACAAGCGATCAATATACCAAT